TTGTCCCAATGCAGATGTCTTTACAAGATCAGGCCAAGCGTTCGTGGACTCATGATGTCAATGATGTGGTGCTATATCACAACATGGGGACTCCAGAAGAAACAGAGATTAGACTACATGTCTCTGGTGGGGTTACGGTTAACACAAATCAAGAAGTGACGTTAAACGCTGTCAATGTAACGGTCAATTCAGAAGATACAGTCATTAATTCCACATCTGCTACTGTAAACGTCCAGCAAACAGATTGGACGGGGAATACTACTCAAGTTGGGAATCTTACACTTAACGGAAACTTAGTGGTTTCTGGAAGCATTTCCGGTGCATCAGTCAGCGCAGCTTCGATCTCTGCAAACGGTGTTGAAATGGCAGCACACGTACACGCATACACTTGGACAGACGGGCCGGGTAGTGGTGTAACTTCCCCCGCATAAGGATTTAACAATATGGACCTATTTATGGATGTTAAGCAGACAGGTGACCTTGTTTGGAATAACGGACCCTCTCTGGTTAAATCAGATTTCCCGGATGTAGTTGTTCAAAGAGTATACATAAAATTGAGAACTTTTGCTGGAGAGTGGCTGTTCAATGAAACTTACGGCGTTGACTATCTAGGACAAATCCTCGGCAAGAAGTTAATCACTAAAGAGTTCATTGACGGAATTATTCAAGAAGCAATTTTAGATGAAGATGGTGTTTCAGAAATCTCGTATTGGGAATCTTCTCTAGATGGACTCACAAGATCATATCAGTGTCGCTTTAAAATTAGGGACACTCAAAGGCAAGTTGTTTCAGAACTTGTCACCATTAGTAATATTTTCTAATCAGGGGAAAGCATGGCAGGACTAACACCGGCAGGTTTTGAACTCAAACGCCTGCCACAAATTATCAGTGGGCTGAAGGAACAATCCGTCCCAGTATTCCAGGATTTGTTGACTAACCCAAATGACGTTGTAGATACAAGTGACAGCAGTAACATCGGAAGACTTGTAAACCTTGTCAGTCCTTCCCTAGCTGATCTCTGGGAGGCTCTACAAGGCGTTTACAGCGCTTTTGATCCTAACTCTGCCGAAGGTATTCCCCTAAAGAATCTAGCGCAGCTAGTGGGCCTAGAGGCTCAACCAGCCACGGCTTCTTCTGTACAGTTAGTTCTCCTAATGGACGCGGCTACAACAGTCCCTCAAGGTTCTATTGTTAGAGCTACAGATACTGGAACTGAATGGCAAATTAATAACAATGTAAATGCAAACATTACAAACTATGCCGCATCTATCATTGTTGTTCCCGCAGCTGCTGTTACTCCCCAAGATTACATCCTCACTTATAGAGTTGGGACAAGTACATCTACAATTACATTCACTTCACCCGGTGGACAGACACAGCGCGAAGTTGCAGAGGGGATTAAATTCGTAATTGACTCTGTTCATAATACCCAGCTTTCAGCATCTCTTGTTGGTAACACACTCACGATTGATAGATTACAGCCCACTTCTCCAGCAGTATTTACGATCACGAGTAATATTCAGCTCTCTCAAATGAAGATGGTTGTGACTGCCACAGCAACAGAAGTTGGTCCGCTGCAACAAGATGCGAATACAATCGTATCTATCTCTACTCCTATCCTAGGTTGGCGTTCTGTAAGTAATCCAAATCCTGCTACTCCTGGCAGGAGTCCTGAAACAGACGAAGAACTTAGAGATCGCTTGTTAACTTCAAGGAGTACACGAGCAATCAACTTGTGGGATTCCCTCTATTCTGCATTACGTAATCTTGAAGGTGTATACAGTGTTAACATCGAAGAAAATGATAGTGGTGTCACAGTAAACGGCGTTCCTCCTTATTCTTATGTTGCTGTGGTGTCTGGTGGAAATGATACTGAAATTGCTCAAGAAGTTTGGAGAAATAAACCTCTAGGTATTGCTCCTCAAGGGAATACAAGCGCCATTGCAAAGGATGTTCGTGGAAGTAACCGTACCGTAAAATTCTCAAGACCTACTGAAGTGCCTATCTATATTGATCTTACTATTGTACTTGACCCTGACGTATTTCCCGGAGACGGTATCGACCAGATCAAGCAATCTATCATTGACTTCACAGTAGGAGCATACCAGATCGGGGACGATGTTATTTATACACGCCTGTTCACTCCAATTAACCAAGTCAGGGGACACTATGTCAGCTCTATGACTATTGGGACAACAGCTTCCCCTATTGGCACGTCAAATATTGCGATTGCATACGACGAGATCGCTTCTTTTAGCGCAGACAACATCACTATCACTACAACATAAGGAGGTACTGTGATTAATCCAGCATTACCTTCAAAAGATTACTATCAAGAAGCTCTTTCTTGGATTACAGAGCATTATAAAGATAAGCCTGTATTCCAAAAGCATCTTCAAATAATGTTTCTACAACATAGTAGCCTATTCCAAGAGATTAACAACCTTCTCCAGTATCGTTCCTTGGACACAGCTCAAGGTAAACAACTAGATATCATCGGAGACTTGGTAGGGCAACCAAGAGTTCAAGCCCAAGCTGCTTTGTACACGTTCTTCGGCTTCCTTGAGGACATTACTGCCGACACCTTTGGTGATCTAAATGACGCTTCTGTTGGTGGCTTCTGGTATTCGAAAGGTTCCCCAATAGGGGGCAACGTCACACTAGATGATGGAACCTACCGTAGAATGATTCGAGCGAGAATACTTAAAAACAGTTCTAGAGGAACTACAGACGATTTTCTTAGATTCCTTGATTATGTGTTTGGGGATGGAAGCCTCGGAAGTAGTGGAACTTACGTAGAGACTCAAGACGTTGGGTGGTTTGGGTATGAGGGCGTTGTAAACGTACAGGGGTACACAGATGGTAACGCTCCCGGAGGACTTTACTGGGATGGAGTGACGCCTTTGGTAAACACAGGAACTCCTACAGTATCAGTACGTTTTACAAGACCCCTAACATTACTAGAAATCTGGATGTTACATGCACAAATTCCAGACAAAGACGGTAATCTCACTCCATTCATGCTGAAACCTCTTGGTGTCGAACTCATTTTCTTCGACGTAGATGGCAATCAGATTAACCCCGTTTAAGAGAGAATATAAATGCCCGATATTTCTAAGCCTTCTGGGATTAATAACAGATGGGCTCAGAGCGGACTAAAATCCGCTCCAGATGTAAGCAAGATCGATCTAGGATGGGAAGTTGAAAAACCCCCCTATCAAGTACAGAACTGGCTAGACAACAGGCAAGATAATTTCAATGCTCATGTTAACCAGCATGGTATCCCTTATTGGGACAGTGAAACAGAGTATCAAGCTAATAAGAGTTATGTTGTTGATCCCATTTCGGGGATTGTTTACCGTTGTCTAGTTACCAATACAAACCAGTCGGTTAATAATCTAGCATATTGGGATATTGCATTCTCTCCGTATGAGGCAATGGTCCCTACGGGTTCTACTCAGATGTTTGCTGGCACCTCTACCCCAAGAGGGTGGTTGATTGCAGATGGTACTGCTGTTAGTCGTACAACTTACGCAGCCCTGTTCGCAGTCATTGGTACTACATACGGTAGCGGGGACGGGAGTGCAACATTCAACCTACCGGATATGCGTGGTGTTGTAGTAAGGGGTGCGGATAGAGGAAGAAACCTAGACCCTTCCCGAGTCCAAGGTAGTTATCAAGGGGATTTGTTTGCATCGCACAATCACCCAACCTCTGTAACTGTGGAGCAGACTGGCGAGCACACTCATACAGTGAACGGGCATGCTACGGCCAGTGGCGAGCATACACATAATTATCAGCAGGGTTATGCCCCTTATATTCTAGCAGCAGGGGGTGGAAGTGTTGGAACATTTTGGAGCTACCAACCATCGGTGACAAGTTTAGCAGGTTCGCACACACATGGCGTATCAGGAACAGCTAACGCTTCAGGTCAACACACTCACCTAGCTACAGCATCTTCTTCTCCGGTTGGTGGTTCTGAAACCCGCATGAAGAATATCGCAATGCTGGGGATTATTAAATTCTAATATAAGGAGAGACCTTGAAAAGTTTAAAGCAAAAAATCATAGCGGCTTTCTTTGCAGCAGGTCTCTCTATGAGTAGTGCTTATGTTGCAGTTAATCTCACTGTCCCAAGCGAAGGGGTGTCCTTAGATACATATTTCGACCCGGTAGGTATTCAAACGTATTGTATTGGGAGTGCAGATTTTGAAGGGAAAGCAAAAAAGTCTTACACCGAGGATGAGTGTGTTAAAATTTTTGTAAAAGATTGGACTAAGCATGAGGCGCAGTTAGATTCCCTAAATCTTAAATTTTCCAGCGAGTGGCAAAGAGCTGCACTTACAGACTTTACATTCAATGTAGGGATAGGTAATGTTCGTTCAAGTACGCTAATTTCCTTAGTCCGACAAGGGGAGCATGAAGTTGCTTGTGAGGAACTATCTCGATGGGTTTATGCTGGTGGAAAGAAGCTTATAGGTTTGGTCACTCGTAGAAAAAATACAATCCCTTATTGTCTCGGTGAAGTGGATACAGAGTCTAGAGAATATAAAGAGTTTGAGAAGTTTTGGAACTCTCTCAGTAATGAAATCAAGAGAGGTGAGTAATGGCTACAAACAAACCCGCTAACGTATCTTCAAAGATTTGGGCAGCTCTTGGGGACGTAGAAACTCCGACAGATGCTAAAATGGAGACAGGTTGGGTCGCGGAAGTCCCTAAAGCTCAAGTGGAGAATTGGGTACAGAACAGACAGGACGCTTTCAATGCCCACGTTAATGAGCGAGGGATCGCAGAGTGGGATGCTACTACTGACTACATCGCAAATAAATCATATGTACAAGATTCATCAGGCACTGTTTATCGGGCTGTACAGAATACAGGGCCAACCACTGTAGTACAGAATCCGACAACTGACGGCACTAATACCTACTGGACTGTTGCTTTTGCTGGTGGGAGCCTAGATGTATATACGAAAGGTCAGGCCGATGCAAGATTTGTAAAGAATCTTGATTTGCCGGGGGCTTCTGCTATCCCTTCGCGGCTGGATGAGCTGGAACAGTTTAGTGAAGACCTCACCGACACAACTAACATGTCAAAGGGCGCAGCTCAGGTAGGACGAGCAGTTGTCTCGGTCGCATCAATTGTTGATATGCTCGGAGCCAAGCAGGATGTATCACAAACCGTAATCGTGGGCGCCTATCATCCCGGACAATTTGCGTTGGCAAATTTCGGCGAAGCCCTTGGTGGGGGTGCCTTTAGATGGGCGCCAGCCGTGCCGCGCACAGGGCACAACGGCGGGACGATCATCAGTCCGACCGTCCCGTGGGGGGGCTCTCAATCCTCGCTTGCCGATTTTCTGGCTGGAGAGGGTGAGTTGGAGCCGTCTGGTCTTGGATGCTGGATTCGTGTTTGCGACGAGATCCGCGCAGTAGACTTTGGCGTGGTGAATGATCGAGATGTCGATAGCTCCCCTGCGTTCGGCGCGGCGCTACGGTATGCGGCAAAGATAAATTCGGAGCTTGTGCTGCCCGACTTCATCTTCGGCGTACATAGCACTGTGGTGATTGACGGAGCCGAAACGCTGTTCTCCACAGTGAAGATGCGTGGAAGTTTCTGCTCGTCCGCCACAGCACTGGGGTATATTCCAGATCGCTGTGGGACTGTCATCTACACCAAGGGTAACTGCGCGATCGAAATGTGGTTTAATGACTTTCGCAACGAGAACTACGCAATCCGAGGTGTCGGGTTTTGCGATCAATCGTTCTACCCGCCGGGCTCTGCAAACTCTGGGGCGCCTGCCATCCGTTTGATGAAGGGAACGCTGACAGGGGAAAATATCCGGTACATCACAGGAAATGTGATTGAGGACGTTGCGTTTGTTGGCTTCGGCAATGCGATCAACATGGTCGGCGTTGTCCCGGCCAGCGTTGAGCATTCAGTAGACAAGAATTACATCGGGCCGACAACCTTTAATCGCGTTAATGCGACAAGTTGCGGTAGCGCGGTTCTGCTCACTGACTGCACAATGAACCATTTCTGGTGGAACAACTCAACGCTATTTGGTCTGACTGGGTACGGCGTGCAGGTTATTAAGACGCCAGAAGGCAGCGGCGGTAACGTTTGCGTTACGTACAACAATATGGTTTTCGAGGCGATGCTCGGAATGATAAACACCGCCGGCGCCAACCTGCCAGGCGTTGGCGTAGGCATCCGTAATAAGCTGGTCCTTAACTCCTGCAATCACGAATACTGCGGCGCATTCGGGCCTGGTGGGGAGTACGGTATCTACTCTGGAAACCCACTTGGGTACACTGGATACACTGACGTTTATATTAACGGCATATGGACCAAGGAGCTAGGTTTCGGTGAAAGCACATTACCAATGATTGATGCAGGTGGGCAGATTTTCGCAACAACCGATGCGACAGTTGCTGCTAGCAGTGATGGGATTATCCGTACTCCGAATACCATAAATTCCTATCGGAAAACTGTCAACTACGCAGATGGAGAGTCAAAGGCAACATTGATTACGCTCGGTGGAGCTGGAGGCTTCGTAGTTGAGCTAGATATCGAGATTGCTGATGGTGCCCTGGGCTTCCAGCGCGCAATTGTCCGAGGTCAGATAGGCGTCAGTGGGGTAGTAAACATAGTCGGGACAGTTGAGCCCTCTGTTACCGTGTCGGTAACTGTTCCAGCGGCCGCCGGGCATATCAGCGTGAGCGTAGCTAACGCATCCGGTTTTCCGTTCAGTGTCAAACTCTCAGCTACCAGCCCTAGCGGTATCGAAATGTTCTAAGAGGATGACTGCCGGGGCAGGCAGTAGCACCCCTACTTGTAGAATACATGGATCGACAAACTTGGCATCTCGATGCTCTCCGGCGACGGAGCACCTTTTATCAGTCGTGACACCACAATAGCCCGCAACCACCATTGCGGGCTTTCTCATGGCAATCCTCACAGACTCTGGGGTCGCGCTGCTGCGGCGCCCGTCAAGGCGCAACCCATCCACATGGCCTAAATATAATATACTATTAGCTTTAGCAATACTTATATTACATACAAAGAGATTACTAAATGAAGTGGCATAAAGATTGGAAGCGAGTAGTAAAAAGCTATTCCTTCTTGGGACTCCTAGGGAACCTACTGATAGCATTATCTCTAACTCTTGGTACAGTGGTAGGGATGGTATCTTCCCACATCAGTATGCCCCTCCTAGGGGCTTTGGTGACGATTGTAGCAATCTCTGGTCTTATTGGCAGGTTCATCGACCAGACAGAGCAAGACATTGAAAGAGAAGAATCTTTGAAATGTCAAAACTCAAAGTAGCTACCTTCCTTGTAATTCTCACTCTGTTTTCATTCTTTATTGTGAGGACTGTACAGCTATCGGGTGAAGTAGATCGCCTTAATTTAGTTGTAAATTCCCTAGAGAAAAGTCTAGATGACGAGAGACAAAA